AACATTTTTTTGATAATTTTTTTAATATCTCCATTCCCACCAATTCTACGAGATATTCACCCATCATCTCACGATGATACACCGCTTATGTTACTAATTCCATGATATACTATATCACAGGTGCAATATAACATTCTATAACATCTTTAATTAAATTCAAAGCCTTGCCGTGCAGACGGCATATTTGCATATAACTGTAATTCATTTTACAAGCAATCATTTCCCACGTTTGAAAATTCAAATAGCGCAAAATTAGTATAGTCCGAAGTGTTGCATCGTCGAGTTTATTCACGTTTTCCAAAATCTCTTTTTTAATCTCATACAGTCTGTCAATGCGTTTATCTATCAATTCGGAATAAGCGGCATAGCTTACGAACTTATTTTCCGAAGTATTCACGTTTGACGTCTGCACCTTTTCACTGCCAGAATTGGCCACAGTGCTTGTTGCGTTTGTCAACGCTCGCTCCTGCTCCGAAATCAGTGCGTTAATCTCCTCGTCCATATTCCTTGCTCTCGAAAGCCATTCTTTACATTCTTTAATCGTCAAATCAATTCCCCCTTATACTCCGTATTTTTCTTTCAAACTTTCAAGCAATTCGTCTTGTACCTCACGTTTCCCCTGCAAGCTGTCAAGCACACGTTTATCGACAGTTCCGTCGGTCACAAGGTGATGAATTATCACAGAGTTTTTCTGTCCCTGTCTATACAATCTCGCATTTGCCTGCTGATACAGTTCCAAGCTCCACGTCAGACCGAACCAAACTATTATATTACCGCCTGTTTGAAGATTAAGTCCATGTCCCGCACCTGCGGGGTGAGCCAGTAAAAGCGGTATTTTTCCGTCATTCCAATCCCTTATATCATCGGCGCTTTCAAGCTTTTTTGCACCCTTAAACTTTGTAAGTATTCTCTCGCAGTCATGGCGATAACTGTAAAAACACAAAATCGGCTGACCTTGTGAGGTATCGACTATTTCCGCCAACGCCTCAAGTTTTTTATCGCTCGTAACCTTATAACTTCCGTCGTCCAAATACATTGCACCGTTTGAAAACTGCAAAAGTTTATTTGTAAGTGCGGCGGCAGTAGCGGCGGTAACTTGTCCGTTTATGAACTCCAAATACTGTTCTTTTTCAAATTCTTCATACAGTTTCAGTTCCTTATCCGACAGCTTTATGTGCTGAACGGTATCAATCCTTTCGGGCATTTCAAGCCAATCTTCTGCCGACATACTGACGCATATATCCGAAATTTTATCATATATCGCCTTTTCGGATTCCTCTTTCGGCTTGTAACTGAAAATTGTGGTTTGATTACGTTTATCGGGAAGAAAATATCTTTCTCGATAGCCGCTTACCGTTCTGCCAAGTCTTTCGCCGCCGTCAAGCAAATATATCTGACTCCATAAATCAATAAGTCCGTTCGGCGCAGGTGTGCCTGTAAGTCCGACTACTCTTTTAGACAGTGTTATGTATTTTTTCAGCGCCTTAAATCTCTGCGACTTTGAACTTTTAAAACTCGACAGTTCATCAATAACCACCATATCAAAATTCCACGCATTGCCTATGCTCGACAATTCGTTTGTGAGCCACGCAACATTTTCACGATTTATAATATAAATATCTGCGTCCTTTAAAAGTGCGTTACGCCTTTGGCTCGGAGTACCGAGAATTTTCGATATTCTCAAATGTCTTAAATGGTCCCACTTCTCGCACTCTCTGCTCCAAGTATCTTCCGCCACTCTCAGCGGTGCTATAACAAGCACTTTTTCGATTTCGTAACAGTTATAAATCAATTCATCAATCGCCGTAAGCGTCACGACCGTTTTACCAAGTCCCATATCAAGGAACAATCCGACGCGCGGTGTAGAGATAATTTTATCCAACGCAATCTGTTGGTACTTATGCGGTTTAAATTTCAAAACTCTCACCTCTTAACAATTTATCAACTTTATCCTTTGTATCAATCACATAAACGTGAAACCCGAGTTTTTCAAAAAGTCGGTGTACGGCGGTTTGTAATTTTCTCGGCTTTCCGTTCGGGCGTTTAAGTTCTGCGAAGTATATCGTACCTTTCGGAATCATAACAATCCTATCCGGTACACCTGCCATACTCGGCGACACAAATTTCAGTGCCAAACCTCCCATTTGCTTAACTTGCCTTACTAAATATTTTTCAATGTCCTTTTCTATCATTTTTCACCTGTTCTTTCTGCGGTAACTCTAAAACAGTTTTTCATATACTTATACGCGTATATACGCGTTATGTGTGTATATATCTATTTGTAGTATATATATGTATATAATATATAGAATTAAAGTTACCTTTGTTATATATCGCTTTAACCTTTATCTTTACTGCATTTTAGGTATAACTTTCAACTGTTACATAAGTTTACCAACGTTACATTTAATGTTACATAACCGTTAGAAAGTTATACCCTTATGTTATACGTTATTTCCTCGCCATTTTAAAGCCTCTTTGCACTCCGTAATCCTTGTTAAATTTAATAACCTTGTCGTATTTTTCCCAATCGTCAAATGATGAAATGATACTGTTAATTTCTATCGAATCCCTACGTTGAATTTGCCTAAAATCGCCGTTAAAGAGTTCGCACCATATTTCAAGTGCACACACTCTGTCACGTTCGACAAGTTTTTCTTCTGGCACACTCACAATCTCCGACCAATAATCACGACGCTTTGATAAGTCCCAACTATTCCAATCCGACGGAACACGTTTATCAAGGAAATCACGGATCAGTCCCTCTTTAACCGACACTTCCCTATGATCTGACTGCACTTGTTTCGCAAGCTGTTCCGTTTCCTTTGACAAATAAAGCGGTTCATTCTGCGTATAACGCACTTTTGCCTCCGCCCAAATTTGATTTATTTCCTCATCGGTCAAATCGGTAAACACGCTCTTTTTTATCGGCACAATCTCCGTATCAACGGGCCAAAATCTTCTGTTACCGGTACGGTCACGAAGATAATCGCTGTTATTGCTCGTACCGAAAAATACACATCTTCGCGGGTGTTCCTGTACAATTCTGCCGTATGCCGCGCGGTATCTGTCCGACGTCTGCGACAGTATCTGTTTAACACTGCCGACTTCCGACTTATTAAGTGCCTCAAGTTCGCTTATCTCTACAATCCATTTACCCTGTATAACCTCGCACAATTCCTTACCCTCGAACGTCTTTATGCCGTCCGTAAACCACCTGTCAAAGCCGACTTTGCGAAGTATCGTACTCTTGCCTATGCCCTGTCTGCCCGACAGAATAAGCATATTATCGAATTTACTTCCCGGCTCATACGCTCTTGCGACCGCTCCGACGAACATTTTACGCGTCACTTCTCTTGTATATTCGTTATCCGCCGCACCGAGATAATCGACAAACAATGTGTCAAGTCGTTCCGTATTATCCCACGCAAGACAGTCCAAATATTCAACAATCGGATCATACGCAGCACGTCTGTAAAACACCGACAACGCACGGAAAACCTTATCATTACCCATTTTAATGCCGTACACATATTCAAGATACCACTGCAATCCGTCCGTATCGGAATCCTGCCAAACACGTTTTTCAGGTGCGTCCTTATCCCAAGGCATAATGCCGTCAATCTCCGCATATCCCGTAAAATCGTTCATTTTGATTTTACCTTTTAAATGCGAATCATTCTCAATTATAAGAATAATATTATTAAGAGTTTTTTCGTAAGCGCCTGTATTTTCGTTTTTCTCCAACTTTAACGCCCACTGCATATCGTCCGTTTCTTCGTTTTCGATACCGCCGAAATCTTCTGCCGCTTTCTTTTGACGTTCCTTAAACATAAGCATTGAAACATCACTGTCACCGTCTATAAGCTTGCACATTGCCGAATATGACGGCAGTTTCGATACAGGTGTACCGTCCTTTGCGTCTGAATCCGTATCGCCGAATTTATGAATACGAACAAGGTCAAAACTGTTGCACAGCTTACCGCTTGCAGGGTCTGTTGCGTGGTTTGAATACGCAAATTTGCCGTTCTCATACACGACAAGTCCGCTTGAACTTGAGCCGTCCTTATATGTGTATCTGTCGCCTACGGCGCACTTTTCGTAAACGTCCGCAAGATATTTTTCTATGCACGAATGTATATCGTAAGTTCTGCAAAACGCACCGATAACACCTTTTTTAAGCGTTGGGTCCTCTTGTTTTTTTACCTGTCTGTCCAACGCCTTTGTTGTTCTTGACGAAACGTACCAACTCGATACGTCGTGCCAATCTTCATATTTTGCAAGCACCTTGTCAACGTCAAGCGGTTTATTTTCCTCGTGTTCAAACACATACTCGCCGTCAATGCTCGTACTCGGCCAATACATTAATCTGTGTGGCTGATACGTTGTGTCGTCAAACATATCTATACCAATATCATACGCCACCATTCTCGCAACAGCTTCGTATTCATCCGGTGTACAAGGTCTTGACAGAAGTATCACCAAACGAAATCTCGGTTTCTCGGCTGTGTGCTTGTGCGTTGAGTAAATGCAGTATGTAAAGCCGTAAAACATTGAAATATTATCGCAAAAATCACTGTCGGCAAAGTCTGCGTCAAGCGTAAGCAAAATTCTGTTTTCGATACTTCCCGACTGTCGCTTGCCGTTTTTCACCTTGCCGCCCACAAAACCCCCGACGTCCTTTATATCGTCCTGTTGTGACTTTGGCATATTCGCATACTCGCCTTGAGTTTCACTCGTTCTCGTCGTTGTTTTCAGCCTTTCTATTAAATCCTCCCACGACATTTTTGTATTTTTCCACAGTTTTGATTTTCTGCTCTGTCCCGTAGCAATTACTAAATCCAATTTATAACACCCCCTAATCTTTCATATAAAAATTACATTCATATCCGTCCGCATTAAGCGGAAGTCCTTTCGCCCATTCAATCGGCTCACACATTATCGCCGCCAACTCCTCTGCACTCGACACGCCTTTCGGAACGTCAACTATAACCTCATCGTGAACGTGGAAATTAATCTTAAAACCTCTGTCCTCAAGCCGAATTATGCTTTCAGCCAAGCAATCCCTCGCAAACGCCTGTACTATGTTTTCAACAAGCTTACCGCCCCATGTTTCAAGTCTGCTCCAAGTTTTTGTTGTCTGATTCATACCCATATATGTAACGGCTTTTTTTCCAAATCTGTTTACTTCGATTTTCGGTTTAACGTAAGCGATTTTTCTTCCCGACGGCAGACCGATAAAAAGAATATTCGACTGTTTGTAAAAAGAAATATCGTGTCTAATCTTACTCGGATAACCCTCAACCGCCTTAATCGCCGCATTCTCGACCGTTCGCCAAAATGCCGTTATGGCAGGATTTGAACTCCGCCACTTATCCACGATACCTTGAAGTTCTTCTTCGTCAATACCCATTTTCAAAGCGCCCA